CTCTTGGAGCAGTGATCCTCAGTTTATTCCAGACTTAGTACGAATGCTAGACAATGTACTTACTTACTTTATTGCTCATGCTCCAAATGAGCTGGAGAAAGCACGTTTTAGTGCAGAGAAGGAGAGAAGCATTGGCTTGGGGGCGATGGGGTTCCATGCCTATTTACAACGGCACAACATTCCGTTTGAATCGGCAATGGCGAAGGGACGTAATATGGCTATGTTTTGGCACATTAAGTCAGCTGCGGAGACTGCTAGTAGAGCTCTTGCATTGGAGCTCGGAGAAGCGCCTGATGCACAAGGCACAGGTATGCGTAATTGCCACTTGTTGGCTATTGCTCCAAACGCTTCGAGTAGCATTATCTGTGGTAACACTAGTCCTAGTATTGAGCCTTACCGTGCTAACGCATATACACAGAAAACTAAAAGTGGTACCTCTCTACAAAAGAACGAGTATCTCGAAGATCTTCTCCGAGAGCTAGGAATGGATAATGATGAAGTTTGGAAAAGTATTGTAACAAACGGCGGATCAGTAGCACATCTTGACTTTTTAGACGACTGGACAAAAGATGTGTTTAAAACCGCAGTAGAAATTGATCAACGCTGGGTTATTGATATGGCGGCAGACCGACAAAAGCATATTTGTCAGAGTCAGTCTCTGAATGTATTCTTTCCTGCGGACGTATCAAAACAGGAGCTTCATGCTATACATATGCAAGCATGGAAGCAAAAAGTTAAAACACTGTACTACTTACGAAGTGAAGCTTATAAGCGAGCAGAGAAAGTATCAGACGAGGCGCTAAGAAGGCAGATATTTGAGTCTATGGACGAAAATGCTTGCTTAGCTTGTGAAGGTTAATGATGAACGTAGAGATTTATGGATCAGATGGATGCGGCTTTTGTGATAAAGCCGTTGACCTTGCAGAGGAGTTGTGCCTTGATTACACTTATATTGACGCCAACCACGCAATGATTGAATTTAGTAGACTATTTCCAGGAGCCAAAACCGTACCACAAATACTAGTGAACGGTGAGTGGGTTGGAGGATACAGCGACTTCGAAGAAGTTATGGAGAGTTTTTAATGAATCTTCTCACAGAAAGAGAATATTACAAACCGTTCAATTACCCTTGGGCATTTGAACATTACAAGTCACAACAGCATATGCATTGGCTACCAGATGAAGTCAATCTTGCAGACGACTTGAAAGATTTTAGAGAGAAACTGACGCCAGGAAACAAAAGACTGCTTACGCAGATCTTCCGTTTCTTTACTCAGGCAGACGTAGACGTGTGCTGTGGATATGCAAAGCATTATCTACCAACATTTAAGCAGCCAGAGATACGAATGATGCTTTCTGCTTTTGCTGCAATGGAGGCAGTACACCAAGAAGCGTATTCATTACTGCTCGAAACTTTAGGGTTTGGAGATGATGAGTACCAAAAGTTCATGGACCACAAAGCAATGATGGATAAGCACGAGCATCTATCTACCTTTGGTATGGACACACCCATGAACATTGCAAAGACTATGGCGATTTACTCTGGATTTACAGAAGGAGTACAATTATTTAGTAGTTTTGCGATACTACTCAACTTCCCTCGACACAACTTGATGAAGGGTATGGGACAGATCGTTACGTGGTCTATTCGGGATGAAACACTTCACGTAGAAGGTATGTCTCAACTATTCCGAACTTTCATCGCGGAAAATCCTGAGTTGTGGAATGATGAGTTGAAGTATGAAATCTACTGCGCTGCAGAGCGTACTGTAGAACTCGAAGATGCTTTTATTGATTTGTGTTTTGAAGGTGCTGATGTACCTGACTTGACATCGGGAGAAATCAAAGAGTACATTCGATATATTGCTGACCGTAGACTTCTTGGCCTAGGAATGAAGAAGATTTTTGGCAGCGAAGAAAACCCTCTACCATGGCTTGACTATATGTTAAACGCGGTAGAGCACACTAACTTTTTTGAAAACCGTGCCACCGAGTACGCTCGAGCGAGTACTACGGGTAACTGGCAGGACATATTTAAATAGGATCTTATTATGACAGATGTACAAACAGAAGAAAAACCTACTTTGGTTTTTGAAGACAATAGCTACGTGATAGAAGATTTGAGCGAAAAGGCTCAGTATCTAGTAGGTCAGCTACAAGATTTGGCACAGCAAGCTAACGCGACTCGCGGACGTCTTGACCAAATCGAGGTAGCTCGTACAGGGTTTACTGAAATGCTCCGAGAGGAGCTGGTCGCTAAATCAGACGAAGTAGCAGAGTAATGAAAAGGGGCGCGAAGCCCCTTTTTTATATCTTATCCCCTTTATATCTTGAAGTCCATATAGTTAAACTATACTTTGTTCCTTTTGTTATTTCTTCGCATTGGTGTCCATGAGTTACTTGACCTGGAAAAAGTATACATTTGCCTACCTCAGTCTCATCATTAGAAGTATTATGTCTAGGAAAAATTAGACTGCCTCCTTCATACTCCTCATTTAATTTTATACTTCCAGTAACCAAGCTAGCATCATGGTGTAAGGCTAGTTTATTTTGCGTATCTGGGGTATACTTCATTACGAATGCATCTCGCAACCCATACATTTGTAGTGGGTGCCAATATTCTTCTACAATTGGGTCAATATATGTTTTCCAAAACTCTTCTAGCTGTGGTAGTACTCCTAGCTCTGAAAGTCGTATTTCTTGTGCAGGAAACTTATCATAAGGAAGAGGCTCCCAGTCTCCGTGATTTTCTGCTATATCTATAAGAGCTTTGCAACCGTAATCAGATAGGAAAGAAACTTCCAGCATATCATTACTAAGATTTTTTACTATGTTTGGAGCAATAAAGCTTCTTTCATCAAACAAAAACTGTAAATATAAGGAGTCTAACTTTTTCTTCGCCTCTGGACCTCCATTGCCATGGAACACGCATCCTGTACAGTTAGTTTCTTTATTTACTAACTGACCCCAGGCATTTTTAGATACACTTTCATCATACGTTTGAAAAATATACTGCTCAGCATCTATAGCAATATCTAGCTCCCCTCGTAAATACTGTTGCTGCACGTATAGTTGGTCGTCGCTAGAATCCGCAACGGGGTCGGAAAGAATTTGTCGCAAAGTTTCTACTTCTGCTATAAATGTCCCACTATTTAAGTACTTATACTCTGTTTCTTGAGTGGGAAACTGATTTGCAAGGCTTGTGTCTGGCCAACAGTATTTTTCTGCTCCGAACAAAGCACGTCGATTGAAGTCTAACCAACGATCAATTATGCTGTTTAAATCATCTGCAAAGAAAACATCATATCCGTCTACAAAAAATATAACATCGGTATCGGGTACTTTTTCAATATACTCTCGAAGAAGATTAAGTTTTTGCCCTCCTCCTGGACCTGACATATCAGTGCCTCGCCACTCTACTTCTTTCCCTAAATTAGTTATATTTATACCATATTTTTCTGCACTATCAAAAAGACGGTATGCTTTCCAGTCGTCTGTAGAGCACGTGAGCACATGAACATTAAAGTTTCTTAGCCAATCAGACCCGCCAGGCTCTATATCTGAAGAGTGAACGTCTCTCGGAGTTTGCCGAGCCATAGGAGCTTCGCACGCTAATACATTTATTTTACCTTCCGATAACTTTTCAGCAAGCCAATCATCTGTAGGAATTATACTAAAGTTTTCTTCTTCTACAAGAGAAAGCAACTTTTGCGCGCCTTTAGGCGAAAGTAAATAAGCGTGTGCATTGTAAGGAAAGGAAGGAGTAACAAAGCCATCGCCGTGATAAACTACATTCTCACGATCATTTTCATTGTATCCTAAATAAAGAAGGTCTATATCTGAAGTAAACTTTGTAAGTAAAGATTCTTCATTGTATAAGTCCGTAAAAGTTGCATCGTCTTCAAGGACCATAGCGGGGTCATTGCTATCTGCAATGTTTTTCCAGCATTCCATGTGAGATTTGAAACAAGCATACTCGCCTCTTGTAATTCTACGATTATGCCAAGGGTCTCTCCAATTCTTTCTAACGGGCGCAAATAACATTTCTTCTCTTGTTAAGTCTCTGCCGTCAAATGCTTTAATAACCTGAATATTCTGTGCATTAATATCATGCATAGCTAAGCGCTCAGGTCTGCGCTCTAAGTTAATCATTAACTTGCGTATCATTGTCACCTCGAAAAAGTTGGTGGAAAAAAGTAATTATACTTTAATCCACCATAAAAGTCAAGAACTTTTTATTATGACCATGCGGCAGTACAAATACTCTGTACAAGAGCAGCTTCGCCTGAAATATCAGTATCTGCTCCTCCGTCTTCTACAAATTTGTGAAAAACTTTTTCTCTGTATGCTGACACTGGAAGCTCCGTGTCGTCTGGGTCATCTAGTAAGTCCCTATACATGACCATTACTCTCGCGTGTGCTTGCAATGTTGTTGCTTCTGCCGAAGAGTCTTCTGCAGGATAAACTTCTATTCGATCTACCGTTGTTGTTTTTGAAATTGCCATTTTATTTCTCCTTAATTAAAGTGCGCTAATAATAAACGCGAGTAGTTGATTATATCGTATTCCACGGCGTATTTTTTCTACAGCTCCACTAGGCGCTGCTTCTGCTGTGGGGTAGGAGGCCCCTTCGTGCTCCCACCAATGAGTTTTAATAAATAGTGCGTAGTCGCCCGCATTCAAGCCTTCTGCTGTAAATGCATCTTCTACATCTTGTGCGATTGCTCCAAAGTGGTATCGAGCATCGTCTCCTTTTCTTTGTACTGAGTCTACCCAACGGAATCTACGAATGAGCCCCTTACATGCAGTAGCTACTCGAGTTTCCGCATCTGTAAGTGCTTGAATATCTTGCTTTTCATTTCGGTCAGAAGTTTGAATTGTGCCATTTGTGGCATAAATATCATCAAACCGTGAACCACTCACCCCTAGGTCTACAAGATTGTCTTTGTTTGCGCCGTCTTGGGTTGAGGGAGCAATGTACATTGAAGAACTAAAGTTGTAGAACTGAAGACCAAAACCTCCAGTATTGAATCCAATATGAAAACGGGTACCATAAGGAACATTGTAGCCAATATTTGCACGTTTTGTACTCGCAGTTTTAAAGTTAAGTATTTCTCCGTTACTTGTACCCGAAGAACCTGTAGTACCTAGTCTGTCTAAAATTGCAGGAGCAGCGCCCGTTCTTTTGTACTCTATGTATCCATCCGTATTTGTGATGTTTACAATATTTTCAAGACTACGACCGCTCGTAATAGTTCTCTGCCCGTTGACATAGAGGTGTGAACTTCCAGTCAGTAAAAGTCCGTTTGAGTTTACTTTAAATCGCTGTGTGCCACCAGTACTAAAGGCAATAGCATTACTACCAAGACTAAACATACCACTATCATTATCTGCCGCAAAACTATAAGCAGGGTTTGCTGCGTCTCCATTTGGTGTTCGAATATCATTATAGAATCGAGCAATATTGTTGCTTTCTAGTCGCAGAGCAGGATCGGTATTTAACTGTGCGTTGTATTCAGATGTATAAAATGCAAGTTCGCCTTCAAACGTTGTTGTACTAGAGCCGTTACCGGTATTATTTTCTCCAACAATTCGCGCCGCGTTTCGAGCGCCAACTCCAGATCCGTCGTTATTGTAAAAGTCGATAGAGCCAAGCTCATCTCCACTTCCCCAGCCAGTTTTTCCATTGCTGCCCAACACTAAACGACCAACTGTAATAGGAACGGTACCTTGGCTATATGTATCTAACTTAACGCCTGCACCAGTACCTCCGGTATCGCTAATACCATA